GTTTTATAATGCTAAAACCTTAGAAGATTGGCTGAATTAGGAGGCAGTATGAACATATATGAGAAGCTTGCGGCGATCACCAGCGAGCTAAACGCCGTAGCAAAGAATCTGATGGTAGGGGAGGGGCGAAGCTCCTATAAGGCGGTGAGTGAGGCGGATGTTCTGGCCGCCGTAAAACCTCTGGAGCAGAAGTACAAGGTGTACAGCTATCCTCTGTCCAGAAAGGTGATAGACAGCGATATTATTACCACTAAGAAGGTATACAACGGCCAAGAGAGCGAAATATCGAAGTTTTTTATGCGGGTAGAAACAGTATATCGGTTTGTCAACACGGAGGACCCGGCTGACTATGTAGATATCACCACTTACGGAGACGGGGTGGACAGCAATGATAAGGCCCCAGGGAAGGCCATGACCTATGGAGATAAATATGCCCTTCTCAAAGCATACAAGATCATTACCGGGGACGATCCGGACCAGAACAGGAGTGACGAGGGAAAGGTTACCAGAGGTGGGTACAACGTTGAACCAGGCAAGCCCGGAGAGCGTGTCCCTCCTGTAGGAGATACCCCTATCAAATGTCAGCGGTGCGGTATGCTGATCCCTGATTTCTGGGATGGACAGGAGCTGATCAAGGCGGAGACGATTGCGGAACGGGCCAAAGCCAGGTATGGGGAGCCACTTTGTATCAAGTGCGGGAAGAAGGCGGCGAAATGAATCTAACCTTCACACAGTCGAAAATCTCAATGGAGGACGGCCTGTGGCTGTGCCTGAAGGTGAACGAAACCGCCCCGGCCAGGGAGTTTGTGCTAAAGAAACAGAACAAATTATATGACTGTAAGATCAAGCAGCACCGGGACAAGCGGAGCATGAACGCAAATGACTACTGCTGGGTGCTGCTGGACAAAATGGCTGACGCACTTCACACAACAAAGGAAGAACTCTACATACAAAAGGTACGGGAAGTCGGACCGTTTAAGGATTTTACCCTGACGGAGGATGAAGCAAATACATTCCGTGTGGCATGGGAACTGCTTGGGACAGGGTGGCCTACGGAACAGGTTGGCTATGACAAGGACGGCGACAGGCTGGTTATCAGGGCCTATTACGGCTCCAGCAGATACAACACCAGGCAAATGTCCCGGCTCATTGACAGCATCGTGCAAGACTGCAAGGACCTTGGCATTGAGACATTGCCGCCTGAGAAGCTGGCGGCCATGAAGGAGGAGTGGGGCCGTGCATAAACAGACCAAACAAACAGCCATATCGGCCCGTGTCAAGGCCGCTGTGGCCGCGCGGGACTGCACCCAAGGTCCCGCCACCTGCATCCTCTGCGGCGCTCCGGGAGGCCCCCACTGTCATGTGGTGCGCCGCTCCCAGGGCGGCATGGGGGTGGTGGAGAACATCGTTACCCTGTGCGGCCCCTGCCACTACGCTTTTGACGAGGGGCTGTTTATGGATCGGCTGCGGCCTCTTGGATTCCATTCCCAGGCGGACATCAGGGCATACATCATCAACTATCTCAGAGGCTTTTATCCTGACTGGACCGAGGAGAAAGTGAGGTATCACAAATGGGGGTGAGACGGTGAGAACTTGGACGGACCGGGAAGTGTCCATACTTTTGGAAAACTATAACAAGGTATCAAATTCGGTGCTTATTAGTATGATCCCAGAAAAATCAAAGCAAGGAATCTATAAGAAAGCGTATAAACTCGGGCTTAGGAAAGATAAGAACATCGAATTTATAAACAGATCTGAGGCACGGAGGCGTGAAAACGCAAGCAACTGGAAAGGCGGAGTTAAATACACAGCAAAGGGATATCGGCAGGTCCTCGTGCCTGAGCATTTGAGGGCAGATGCAGGCGGATATGTTATGGAGCATATCTATGTGTGGGAAAAAGAGACTGGGGTTCCTGTTCCATCTGGATGCTGCGTTCATCATCTTAACGGGGATAAAACAGACAACAGAATTGAAAATCTATGCCTTATGTCTGTTGGCGCTCATACAGTATTTCACCATACCGGGACTCATCACTCAGAAGAAACAAAGGAAAAAATTAGAAGAAAGAGGCTTAAACATGCTGAATAAAATCGTGCTGCAAGGAAGACTCTCGAAAAATCCGGAGCTTCGCCACACTCAGGGAGGAAATCCCGTGGTCTCCTTCCGTCTGGCGGTGGATCGAGACTTTAAGGACAAGCAGACCGGCGAGAAAGCCATCGACTGGATAGACGTGGTGGCCTGGCGGAACACGGCGGAGTTTGTCAGCCGCTATTTTACTAAGGGACGTATGGCTGTTGTGGAGGGTCGGCTCCAGATGCGTGACTGGACGGACAAGGACGGAAATAAGCGCCGCTCCGCCGAGGTGGTGGCAGACCAGGTCTATTTTGGCGACGCTGGGAAAAAAGATGACGCACCAACGACCTTTGGGGGCATGAGCTATCCAAATAATGATGACTTTCAGGAGTTACCAGACGATGATGGAAAGCTCCCGTTTTGATGGGAGGAGAGGCTCTTGAAGGAAAGCTTTGTCGTAAGGACAGAGTGGGCGGAGCAGATCGACCTTCTCACAGATGAGCAGGCTGGCCAGCTTTTAAAAGCGTGGTTCAAGTATCACATGGATGAGTCTGTTGATGTCCATGATCCAGTGGTAATGATGGCTTTCTCCTTCAACCGGTCATATTTTGAAGAGTGTGCAAGCCGCTGGGCAGCAACGGTTCAGGCGAGGCAGGAGGCTGGGAAAAAGGGCGGAAGGCCAAAGAAAGCAAATGGTTTATCAGAGAAAGCAAAAAAACCAAATGCTTTTTCAGGTTTTGAAGAAAAAGCAAAAAAAGCTGTATCTGTATCTGAGTCTGTATCTGTATCTGAATCTGAATCTGAATCTGTACCCCCTGACGGGGGTAGTAAGGCGCGCAAGAAGAAGGACGGGAGCGATATCGAGCCGAAGGTCCAATGGGCAGAATTTGTGACCATGACCAATGCCGAGCACCAGAGGCTGCTTGACACTCATGGATCTGCCGACACCGCCAGGCTGATCGAGATCCTGGACAACTACAAGGGCAGCACAGGTAAGACCTACACCAGCGATTACAGGGCCATCCTGTCCTGGTGCGTGGACCGGCTTGAGGAAGAGAAGCGGAAGACTGGAGAGGAGCCGGAATACAAGTGGGTTAATGGTAAGCGGCGCAAAGTAACGGATTCGGACCGGCAGGCGGAGACCTCGGCTGCGGAGCGGACACAGGCGAACATGGAGCGGATGCGTAGAATGCTTGAAGACATGAACCGGGAGGATGGACCATGCGGCTGATCATCCCGTTTTCTCTGCCTGGTCTCAACGAGTACATAGAAGCGGAACGGGGCCACCGGCAGAAGGGGGCAAAACTGAAACGGGATTGCCAGACATCGGTAATCTTAGCCCTTAGACGTCAGATCAGAATGCCTTTACGGGAGCCTGTGTTCATGCGATACCTCTGGGTGGAAAAGAACCGGAGGCGGGACAAGGACAACATCTCCAGCTTTGGCCGGAAGGTTATCCAGGACGCCTTAGTGAAGATGGGTGTTCTGAGGAATGACGGCTGGGAGAATATCGAAGGATTTTCTGACAGCTTCGCTGTGGACAAGGGAAAGCCAAGGATAGAAATCGAGATCGAGGAACCAGGAAAAAAACCATAGGAGGAGAATATCATGACGGATGAGAAGTCCGCCCTGCTGGGCGACAAAGAGGCGGCGAAGCTATGAGAGTTCTGGTAGCCTGTGAAGAGTCTCAGGAGGTATGCAAAGCGTTCCGGGCGCTGGGGCATGAGGCGTACAGCTGCGATATTGAGCCGTGCAGCGGAGGACATCCAGAGTGGCACTTGCAAGTGGACGCACTGGAAGTCATGAAAATGCGGTGGGATATGATTCTGGCGTTTCCACCGTGTACTGACCTTGCTGTAAGCGGGGCGCGTTATTTTGCCGAAAAAAGGGCAGACGGAAGGCAGCAGAAGTCTATAGATTTTTTCATGAAATTTGCAAATGCTGACTGCCCGAAAATCGCAATTGAAAATCCGGTGGGCATTATGAGCACTGTCTGGCGCAGGCCGGACCAGATCGTTCAGCCGTGGATGTTCGGCCATGGGGAAACAAAGGCCACCTGCCTGTGGCTGAAAGGACTGCCTCTGCTTACGCCGACAGATATTGTGGATGGCAGGGAACAACGTGTATGGAAAATGCCACCCAGTGCAGATCGGGCAAAACTGAGAAGTCGAACCTATCGTGGTGTTGCACTGGCTATGGCTGAACAATGGGGAGGTATCTGTGATGGATGACGTTAAATTAGCCCTGTTGGGCGATCACGAGGCGGCAAGACGGCTGACGGATGCGGGGGTGCTGCTGCCATGTATGTGCGGCGGTGAGGCTGATTGCAACTGTAATGGCTTAATGCAAGGCGGAAGTTTCAAGTGGGCGGTTGAATGTCTTAAATGTGGACTCATTCTTGGCCCGTTTGAGACAGAAAAAGAAGCAGAAGCACAATGGAACACCCGTGCGCCGATTCTGAGCGCGGAGGAGATGGAGATGCTGGAGGGGATGGAATGATTAGCTGCAAAAAGGCTATGGAAGCTGCTCAGACCATTGTTGACTACTGCAAAGGACAAACATCCTGCCAGAACTGTATTTTTCGGATGCATGGAGCGGATCATTGGAAATGCCATATAGATGCGTTTGTTTTGCGGGATGTAATAGCAAACATTGCGGCAAAGCGGAAAAATAATGGATATTTGTGAGAGGAGTCCCAGCCATGACGTGGGAAGAAGCGATTAAGATACTGCGGAAACGACAAAGATTTTGCAAAGTAATTGCCGAATATGCAAACGAAACAGTCAAAGCCGATGAACTACGAGAGGTTGAAGCGCTTGATATGGCCATTTCCGCCCTCCGCCCCGTCAGCCAGGAGTGGGTGGAGAAGGTGTGGACAGGATGTGAGAAATGCCGAGATCAAGCTAACTGGCCGTCTTGGATTGAGAAGGGTTTTGTATACTGCCCTAAGTGCGGGACTCCGCTTACATCGTGGGCGTGGGAAAAACAAGTGGAGAGATTGGAGGCGCTGCATGAGATTACTGAGTGACATAGCGTGGATTATTCTTCTGACCATTACGCCGTGGTGGCTATTCGAGAGGTTACTATTGTCCGACTGTGAGCGGGCTGTGTGCAAGAGATTGGAGGCACTGAACGATGGGAAGGGCGATTGATTTAGATAAGGCAATCGAAATTATTGAGGAGAAGCAAAAAGAGCTTTGCCCTGTTGGTAGATACGGAAGGAAGTATGTTTATGGCTCTGACCGGGAAAAGTACGATGCTTGGGAAGAAATCATTGATACCTTGGACGCATTACCCACCCTCCCCC